AAGAGGCAGAAGAGGTACAGGGATCGTATCAAAACGCAGAACCGTCTACTGAAGAACCTACTCAAGCAGAACCTGCTCAAGCAGAAGATACTTCAGGATCAGCGTATGATGCTATTGTAGATCGTTGGTTGAAATTTTGGTTTGCGTTGACACCCACATTCCTACAAGATCCGATCAATATGATTAGTCCATTTTTGTATCCTTTGAAAACGTTGGAATCTATTCCAGTATATGGTGATACTTTAGCATTGGCAGTTGATGTTGTTGCCCAGATGAATAAAAATGCATCAAAAATGGCTCAGATGTACACACCGATGATTATGGGATTTCTTCCAATTCCTGAAGCATCTACAGTAGGTATTGTAGTTGGCTATATGATTTCCACGATGTTCATCTTTTTTAATATGATTATTTTTACAACTCGTCATCATTTTGGTGAAGCTTTTAAACAATCTTTGGCTCTGATTCCTTTCGTTGGAATGGCTCTTGAAAATTTTGCTGATTCTGGTGATGGATTATTAGGACGATACGGAAAAGCTCGTTTAAGAATTATTGATCAACTCAATGAATCTGGTATTTTTTCATGGTTAGGATGGTTGATTACCTATACCACAGTTGATCCTTTTTATCAAGGTGATCCTAATGAAGATGCTGAATGGCTAAAAGGTATGGCCGGAAAACATTTTGAAGATGCTAAAGCATATAGTTCTGAATTGTACAACAATGTTCAAGAAAATTTAAACAATCCTGAAAAACGAGCTGAAACGATGAATATGTTTAAACAACGTGCTCAAGAACTCAAAGAACATGCTCTGCAAAGTGTAGAACAAGTAAAAAATTCCCAAATAGCACAAACCGTAAAAGATTCAACATCTAAAGGTCTTGCTTCCCTAGGAGACGCTGTAGCCCCTCCTCCACCAACATTATCACAACAATTCAGTCGTGGTGTTGGCTTTTCAAAAGAAGGAACCGTGGAAAAAATGAGACGCAAGGCAAGTGAAACGTTAAAAAAAGGAAGTAAGACTATTGTCGGAAAACAGGCTGGTGGTAAACGATTTTCGAAGATTCGACGTCATAAAGCTAAATGGCGAACCCAGAAATTAAGGAGGTAATTCGCTCATGGGTACGTCTAGATGATGAAAACAGAACATTGGCTGCCCGTCAAAAAGCTATTCGTGATGAAAAAAATAGACTGTCTCAAGAGATTCTAGAATTTATGAGATCTAATGAAGTTGATAATTTTAATCTGGAAGGATCTGGAATGGGCACAATTTCTAGATCTACAAGAACTTCTAAACCTCCTCTACGTCGTGATCAAATTCGAACTCAACTTCTTCTACAATTTTCTGATCAACCGCAAAGAGTTGCTGAAGCTCTGCGCGCAATTGAAGGTGTTTCTGAAGGTGATGATATGTCCATTGTAGGAACGAAAAAAGAACTACTTTCTCGCAGAATTCCCAGAACTATGACCGTTTAAGTTTTTTCAGAGCTTCGGATGCAGCTATTTGTTCTGCTTGTTTTTTTGTTGGTGCTGTTCCACAACCAAGAGTTTTTCCTCCTCCGAGAACAGCCATTGTGTATCCATTCTCTTCAGAAATCATTTTGTACGTCGGAGTATATTTCTGTACAGCTTGACACCATTTTTGTAATTGATCTTTATAATTGGTATCATTCAGAAGAATTTTAGGAATATCAATATATCGTTCAATGAGACACACAATAAATGTATACACAGTTTCAAATGAATACCCAGAATCTATCCACAAAGCACCAACAAATGCTTCCAAAATATCACCTAATTTTTTAGTATTTTGACGTCCTGCACAAGAATCTTCATTATGACGTGAAATAATATAAAATTGGTCCAGACCTATTTTTTGAGTGAGACATCCTAACATAGCATTACAAACAATTTCTTTACGCAAAGTAGTAAGAAATCCTTCTTGCTGTGTAGGAAATCGTTTAGAAAGATATGTTGAAACTGTGACACCCAATACTGAATCACCGAGATGTTCTAATCTCTCGTAAGACGATTCAAATAAGTCTAGACAACCCGAAGGTTTTTCTGAAAGAATAGCTTTTTCTCCTGTAGGTGTAGTATAATCTGTTCTTCTGACATACGAAGAATGAACCATTGCAGTCTGAAATACCGATAAATTTTTAGGTGTATACATACATTTATGTTTACTCAAGATGGTGTACACATCTTCTTGAGTAAACAGGACATTTTTAGCATTATACGGGTTATATTCCATTTGTAAAAAATCCAGATGGATTTGAATGGATCCGTTTCTGACGAAGACAACGTTTCTGACGAAACTAATCCCGGTGCGTCCAGGATATTCTCCAGTCCGTAACACGAGAACGTTGATCAGATGCTCGAACAATGAAGTTAAAGCAATCTGTTGGATCTAGTTCTTGAGTTGAGTTCCAATAGGAAACAATGTCAGTACGAAGATCAGTCTTTGATAGGTACCACGAACTTTTCCATGATCCTGGAGGATCAACTTTGAATGTTGCTCCTTGATGCTGGAAATTCCGAACTGTAGCAAACTCAGGAGTCTTCATTAGATCTACGATCTGCGTCTCAAGACCCTTGCGAATCTCACGTTCATTTTGAACTTCACGGTTCTTCTGCTCAATGAGCGTCTGAACCCGCGAATACTCGCTAGCAAGTCTACGAAGATTGTCCATTCTTTTTTATGGAAAAAAAAGACTGTCAAAACAATCCGTTTTTTAATGTAGAGCATTCCATGTTTCCACCCACCCAAGAACAGCAGAATCTAGTTCTATCATAAGCTGTGGTAGACGAACACTGTTTGCTGTCTGGAGTTCGTTAATCATACACTTAATGAGCCTAGAAGCTCCCTCCAAATTTTCCAGCAAGTACTGGTTCAGATTCTCCTTGTAGCCATAGTCTATTACTTCAACTTGAAGTTGTCGAGCTGTGATATAGCACATACATGTATTATACATGTCCATCTTTTGAAGATTTGGAACATATTCTTTAAAATCCGTTTCCAAAAACAAAAATTACTCTAGTTTCCCTTTATTCTTTTTGGTTGAATGCCCTACCCTGCGCATTTCAACTGTGATCGGGCTAGCCCCAACCTCCATAACTTTTTTCACTTCGTATGTCTACTCCGCGTATTTCTCATTATATCCCTCCTACGCCCCCTCCCGCGTATACCATAGTCACCTTGTGTGACTTCTGCTAGTTTCTACCTTTATTATTTTCACCTTTTCAGTCTTACTCACTTTTTATCTAACCTTGTTTCCCTCTTAGAATCCATCAACTCTAAGAATGCTGTGCACCTCCTCGCACAAACACTGTCGAATCACTATAATCTAAATGTTTTCCACGCATTTAGACTATATGTTCGTCCGTCGATTAATACCTTTGCAAAGGGTATCATCCTGAATCCTCTTTAAAAGTCCACGTCTGTTTTCAAACGCCTTATGTACATGTCCGCTACTCTATAATTAGTGCAGTGTTCGTGTATTTTATCTCGTTTAAGCATATTCATGGACTCTTTCTAAGAATCCCAATAACTACTATTCTGTAAAAAAAGAATCCGTTTTACAACTTAAATCTACGTTTGAAATCTGCTAAAGAAGATTTAAGAGTCTTTTTATTCCAGAGTACCCATCTGGACAGCGCACCAGGCGTATCTGGTTTATTCCAGTGTTCACCCATACCGGAATGACGTTTCAGGTACCGAGAACGTCGTTTCGTATCCTTATGCTTCGTAAAATCAGACATTCCACGAGCTCCAAATGGTACTACTTTTTCTTTGCCGTTATCTTTCACAAAAACAGCATCCCATTTCTTTTCAGGTCTGTGCGATCTTCGCAAAGTTTTCAAACGCATTTATTTATCATTATATATAAGATTTGAAATCCATGTTGGAAGCAAACCAACTAAAAATTCCTGTGTATAACAACATTTACATACACCATTTACATAAAAATGTCCCTTATTTGAAAAAGCTTTTGCTAAACCAGCTTTCACAAAATCAGCATCAAGTTCACGAAAATTCTTGAAAAAAGCTCCAACAATAAAGAATTCAGAAACGATAATAAAGAGAAGAACAATCGTATTTGTCAATAGAAGATCAACAATATTCAATCCATAATAATATGCTAATCCGATTCCAGCAGATAAGAATCCAAATCCCACTAATTCACATGTTAGATATGTATTAAGTTTAATTCTTGAATTGGCCTCTACAGTATCATCGAAAAAAGTAGTAACATCGGAATTTGATTTCAAAATATCAAAAGCAGTATTTACAGACTGTGTTAAATTTTGTGTAGAGTTTATAGAGTTTAATAATGCCACATCTAGAAATTCAGGCTGTACAATATCAAATAAATCAGAGATTACTGAATAAGATTGTAATGGAGCTACATATTCAAAGTAAAATATAGGTAGAAAAAATAGAAAGAAAGCAGTATGCACTAAAACTTCTACCCAAAACATCCTTATAACTATAATGGAAGATATACCTGTTATAGTTCCACAGGTTCCACCCGAGCCTGTTTATGCAAAAGCATTGATTAACGGATTTGGAGCAACAATAATTCTTTGGACATTTTGGATGCCGTTTATTATTGGATTTGCTAGGCCGTTAGTAAATGCTCAAATTAAAGGATTTGTATGTGAAATTGAACACCTTGCAGTTCGGTCTTCCGATAATTCAAATTGGTTATTTAATTATTTAATGGCACTTGTAGCATCAAATGTTATAACATATCAACAAATGGAGGAAATTTTAGCAAATCAAAATGGACCACCAATTGATAATACTGTAGCATTGAATGTGATACAACAAAATCCTCAAAAAAATATTGATGAAAACACATTAATTATTATTTTGTTTGTGGTGACTTATTTTTTAGTTATGATCTGTTGTGCTATAGGAATTTATAGTCTTTCTAGCTGGTTTTCAATTGATTTAGGTCCCTTGTACAAATTTAATGCTGTTATGGCTCTAATTATTATCGCAATTGAAGCTATATTTTTTGGTGTAGTTGCTATGTCGTATATTCCATTCGATATTAATTTGATTATTGAACAATTACAATTTAAATTAGATTCGTATTTATCTAATATTGGAAGTCAACAACTCATAGATCCAAATCTACCACCTATACCACCTGTACCAAAACCAGCTTGTCAATTTCAGTCTGCACCTCTACAAGATTATTTTATTGGAGGATGGATTCAACCAACTACAAGTTTTGGAACTTTAGATGAAGCTCAGCAAAGATGTATTTTAAATTCACAATGTGTTGGTGTAACACAGCCTGCAAATTATCTAGGATCTTATATTTTGACATCAACTCGTAATAAATATGTAGAACCTCCAGGATCGGGATATCACAATAAAGGTTCAACGTCTTGGCTCTTAAATGAGTGTAGATAATAAATGCACGAGTGGTATGATACTGTAGTAGAAATGTCAGATTGTGAACCTCATAATGCTAAACATATAAAAAAGATTTGTCATCATGTGTTTCGTTACATGTGTACACATAAATTCAAGGATGATCGAAAGTTTCGTGATCGTCGAGGTGTAGAATACGATGTATTCCTAGAATCTTTAGCTTCTTATCCTCCGGATATTGTACACAGCATTCTAGATTATCCTGGGTTTCTAGAAAAGACTCATCAAGTTGCTCATAAACACAAGTCGAAAACGAATCGATCTAAAGATTAGGCTTATTATAATAAGAATGGGCGATACAATTATTGGTGTCCAATTTGGCATTGCCAACCCTGATGACATCCTTTCTAGGAGTGTTGTCGAAGTCAAGACTGATAAAACGTATCAAGGGGATGTACCTGCTGTAGGTGGTGTCTTTGATCCGAGATTTGGTGTCACCGAACAAGGTAAAGCATGTCCTACATGCAAGCAGACGCATCTGCTATGTCCCGGACATTTTGGACACATTCGTCTAGCTCGTCCTGTGTACCTCTACCAATTTATTGAAGTTATTCAAAAAGTATTGGCTGTAGTCTGTATTTCCTGTAGCAATCCTTATTTGCCCGATGATTATTTGGAAGATCTGGAAAAGACTTATAAAGGAACTCAACGTTTTAACGCTGTTCGTGAAGCAACTACTACTTACAAAGAACGTGATTTGAAAGAATCTTCGTCTTGTGGCCATTGTGGATCTCAACTCATCAAAAAAGTAGCACGTGCTGATGGAAATGTCACTGCCCTCCAAGCCGTAACCTACAAAGATGATTCTGAACCGTTTCGTCTACAACCTGAACTTGTTTTGAGATGTTTTCAACGTATTACTGATAGACATATTGATCTTATTGGATTTAATCCTAAATTTTCACGACCGGATTGGATGATGTGTACAGTTTTGGCTGTTCCTCCGCTGACTGTACGTCCTTCCGTAGTAATGGAAGATAATCAGAGATCTGAAGATGATCTGACGCATAAGTTGATCGACATCATTCGTCAAAATAATGCTCTGCGTGACAAGATTGACAAGGGTGAATCTGGTGACATTATTAACAAGTTTACGGATCTGCTACAAATCCATGTAGCTACCTATGTGGATAACGATATCAAAGGCATGCCTCCGGCCGCACAACGTTCTGGTCGTCCCCTGAAAACACTGAAAGCACGTTTTGGAGCAAAAGATGGACGTGTACGTGGAAATCTGATGGGTAAACGTGTAGATTTCTCAGCACGCTCTGTAATTACTCCGGATCCTAACATTGATGTTGATCAGTTGGGTGTTCCTGAAGAAATCGCAAGTAATCTAACTTTCCCTGAAATTGTAACCAAATTTAATCGTGATCGTCTACTGTTGTATGTCCGCAATGGCCCTGAAAAATATCCAGGAGCAAAAACTGTAGAATTCAAAGCTGATGGACGTCGTATGCATCTAGGATTTCTAAATCGTGAAACTGTAGATCTCAAAGAAGGAGACATTGTACATCGTCATCTGGTAGATGATGACGTGGTTCTATTCAATCGTCAACCTTCTCTGCATAAAATGTCCATGATGTGTCATCGTATTCGTGTTCTACCTTATTCTACCTTTCGTCTGAACGTTTCGGCAACCAAACCTTACAACGCTGATTTTGATGGTGACGAAATGAATATGCACGTTCCTCAAAGTGTTACATCAGCTACTGAACTAAAAATGATCGCTTCTTTGCTTCGACAAATCATTTCTCCTCGTACTTCTGAACCTATTATTCAATTGTTTCAGGATACGTTGACTGGTGTATTCCGTATTTCTGATGACTCAGTTGCTGTTCCTGAACATCTGGCAATGAATATGATGGCACGTATGAAACGTCCTCTAGAATCTTTTAAGAGAATGGATAAACCTGTTTCAGGAAAAGATATTATTTCTACTGCATTTCCTCTCATCAATTTCAAAGCAGGATCTGTGGAAGTAAAAGATGGACGAGTCGTTTCAGGACGTCTTAACAAGGGTGCTTTCAGCAAAGCTTCCAAGGGTATTATTCACAATATCTTCAATGATTTTGGACATGAACGTGCTGGTGAGTTCATCAATTCTGTACAAAATGTCGTAACTAAATTTAATTTGTTCTCTGGATTTTCAACTGGTCCTTCTGATTTGATTGCGAATGTGGAAACAGCAAAGACAATTGAAGGTGCTCTACAAAAAGGTAAAGAAGAAGTTGCTCGTATTCTGTCAGACATGCATTCAGGAAGATTCGTAAATAATGAAGGTAGGTCAAATGGTGAAGAACTAGAATTGCGTATTACAAGAGCATTGGGTGATATTAATACAACTATTGGCAATGAATCAATTAAAAGTTTGGATCCGCAAAATAGAATGCTTCAGATGACTTCTAAAGGTGCTGGATCAAAAGGTTCTGAACTAAACATTACTCAGATGATGGCCTTGCTTGGTCAACAGATTGTCGATGGTAAACGTATTCAGTACACTATGGACAATCGTACTCTGCCACATTTTGCTAAATTCGATGATGGTCCTGAATCTCGTGGATTCGTTGAAAATTCATTCATTTCAGGAATTCGTCCAACTGAATTCTTCTTTCACGCTATGGGTGGACGTGAAGGTCTGATTGATACAGCTGTAAAAACTTCCGATACTGGTTACATTCAACGTAAACTTGTGAAACTGATGGAAGATATTCACGTTGATCAAGATCATACTGTTCGTGATATTAACGGGTGTATTGTTCAATTTATGTATTCTGAAGATGGTATTGATTCAACTTGTGTAGAAAATCATGATTGTGACTTGGCTGTATTAACTATGGAGCAGGTGTACGCTTCCTTTGCGTGTACTCGTGATGAGTATAAGGCAGTATGTACAGATGTTTCTGAAGAACCTCCAGATCTAATTGAACAAATTTTGGAAGATCGTCGTATTCTTGTTCATCATGTATTTCGTTACCAGAACAAGACTGAAATTCGCGGTCCTGTTCATCTTGTCCGATTGATTTCCAAGTATCGTAATCCTTATTCTGTAAAAACTGATCTGTCTCCCGAATATGTGGTCTCAGAACTAGAAAAACTATGTAAGACTCAGTTTATTCAATCGAATAAACTCTTTCATATTCTTCTACGATTCTTTCTTGCTCCACGCAAGTCTATTATTGTGTACAGACTATCAAAAGAATTATTTGATGAACTTGTATCCGAAATCAAGTATAAGTATATTCAGTCTCTAGTTCATCCCGGTGAGATGGTAGGTCCTTTGGCTGCTCAATCTATTGGCGAACCTACTACCCAACTTACTTTGAATACTTTCCACACTGCTGGTACTACTAAGGCTAATGCTACTCAAGGCGTTCCTCGTATTCGTGAACTTTTAGATGTATCTGAAAATCCTAAGAATCCTTCAAATGTAATTTATCTCAAACCTGAACTTTCTTTGTCCCAAGCTAATGCTCTGAGTGCTATGAAGATGATCCAGAAAACTACTTTGCGAGATATCACAAAATCCGTTCGTATTTATTATGATCCTAATCCTGTATCATCAGATACTGCAGTTCAAGAAGATCGTGAAATCCTAAAAGATTTTGAAAAGTTTTCATTGACTCAGGGATGCGCATCTCCGTGGATTATGCGTTTGGAACTAGATGATCAGAAAATTGCTGAACGTCGTGTGATTGATATGACATTGATTCAATCTCGTATTGAAAATAATAAAGTTTTGAAAGTATTTGATTGTGTACATTCTGATGTGAATGCTCAAAAACTTGTTCTCCGAATTACATTCGGTATTGATGTTGTCAAAAACGCCTTGTCGCTCAGATTTGTTGAAGATAAACTACTTGACACTATTCTGACTGGAGTTGATGGAATTGGTCGTGTATTCCCTCGTGAAGTCAATGATGAATTGGTGTACGATGAAAAGGTTGGTGGTTATCGTCCTATGAAACAACATGTATTGGACTCAGAAGGATCTAATTTGTTAGAACTGTTCACTAAAGAAAATGTTGATGCTACTCGTACATTTTCAGATGTTATTCATGAAGTGCTTGACGTATTCGGTATCGAAACGGCTCGCATGACATTGTACGAAGAACTGATGAAAGTTTTCGTTACAGAATATATTAATTATCATCATGTATGCCTACTTGTTGATGCTATGACTTATCATGGCCATTTTGTAGAAATTAATCGTTTTGGTATGTCCAAACTGGATAACGGTGTTCTTGCTAAATCTTCCTTTGAACAGACATCTAAGATCTTGTTTGAAGCTGCCGTATCAGGAGAATTTGATACTATGCGTGGTGTTTCTGCCAACATTATGTTTGGACAAGTTCCTCCTTGTGGTACAGGATTTGTTGATATTCTTGTTGATGAATCAAGACTGCCTGAAGGTGATGATGAAGTTGACGTTTCTGAAGCTGATTTGAAACACGCAAATGAACTTGTACAATCTCAAGAAGAGAAAGATAAAGCAGAAGGTGAATGTCGTCTAGATGATATTGTAATGGCTTGGTAGGTTATTTACCAACTAACGCAGCAATAAGAATCGCAATAAATGAAAACATTGATCTAAATAGAGGACCAAACCACAAAATTGATACTAACATGTTTCCATCTGAATATCGATCATATACTGCTAAAGACATACCCCATAATAGTCCTGCGATGACTAAATATATTCCTGTAATTTCACTGGACAATGAAAAATTATTTTTATCATATTTATCTGCTGTAACAAAGACTAAGACTCCACCAACTACAACCAAAAAAATAATAAACGCTAGAAAAGACTTAGTTACCATTTATACTTCTTAGAGTAGATTTTTACCCTAAGAAGTGGGGTTTGATTATTTACGAAGATATGGAAATTGTACATAAAACTCTTCACGTTTCTGAATAGCCTCATCAAGTTTTTGCTGAATTGTCAACTTTTTTGATGATGTACCTTTCCATTTAATCTTTTCGGTTTTCAAATCGATACCGAAACGATCTCCATGAGCACCATTTGCTTTAATATACCAAATATGTGTTGGTATTTCTGTAATTCCTTCAGGAAGTGCAGCAGTTCTTTTTTTCTTTTTTTGGTTGAGATTCTGTTGTGATTGTGTAACAAGACGCAAATTCTCTTTGCGGTTATCTAGACCATCTCGATTAATATGATCAATGCTTGACTTAGCACCTCTTCCTGGAAACACAATATTATTCATAATAAAATTATGGAGATATAGAATTTTACGAACTCCACCGATTGTGATATTAGATCCAATATAGTCACTTGCTGCGAACCAATTTCGCGATTTAACCTTTTCTAGGTCATCCTTATCTATTTTAAAGAGAAGAGGATGGCCTTTTGAAATTATAGCTCCTTGTACATATGTATCAAATTCTTCAAATGTATTTCCTAATGCAGGTCTACCGGTTTTATTACGTATTTCGCCTTCAATTATGTATGCCATATCGTTATACTAGTATATATACCATAGTGTGTAAATGGGTGGTTGAAATACAAAATACCACCAAGTTGATTAATTTGAGTACGCTAAACCTCCCATGCCAGACATCACACGAAGCACGTTGTAGTTCAGAGCGTACACACGAACCTGGGCAGTGGTCTGTCCTTGTACAGTGTTGACGGACACAGTGAGCTGTAGAGTGGCCTTATCAATACGAGAAAAGTTACAAGTTCCAGAAGGCTGGTGTTCCTCAGGGCGTAGAGCGAAGGAGTAGCAGTTGATACCCGTGGAAGGAGTACGGGTGTGGTGCTGGTAAGGCTGTACGCGATCGAAGTAAGAACCTTCGCGATCCGTGAAACGATCTTGGCCGTTGAGCTGTAGTTTGGCAACTTCTACAGGGTTCTTGCCTTCGCAACGTACACCGGATGCTAAGATCACCTTGGCGAGCAGATAGTTCACGCTGGAATCAAACATATCACCCATGCCGTCAGCACCATCGTCAGATACTGCACCAGGGAAGGCTCCACCACCGTTGGCTAAGTTTCCTCCAAGAGGACGAGTAACACCTCCACTAGAACTAGTTGCTGCATTTGCGGCTGCACCTCTACCTCCACCTCCAGCACGACCTAGGAGAGACATGATCGTGCCTTCCGTAGAGAAGTCATCGGAGTAGTTAAAAGGCTGTTGGCCACCTACAGCGGATAGCCATCCGGGGTTAGAGCAATCCACGAAAGAATCACGCTGTACTACCCATAGAAGTTCCTTTACAGGGTGGTTAAAGTTGAGCTGGATCTTGTTGGAAGAAGAGGTAATAGACTCAGCACCAGTGTACTGTACCTGCACGATGAGGTACTCGTGAGACTGCTGGGCAAAACGACTACGCTCTTCCGTGTCTAGGTATACGTAGTCAACGTATAGAGAGCAGGCAGCCAGAGACTGGGCAGTAGGGCGAGTTGGGGTGAAATTAGCCTCGCCATAGACGCAGTTCTCCCAGGTTTCGAAGGTCACGTTGATACGCACTTCGTGGTACTGAAGAGCAATCAGAGGAATGGCAAGACCAGGGTTGCGGCAGAACCAGAACTGAAGAGGAATGTACAGGGTCTTAGCAGGGGTACCTGCACGAGTTAAGCAAGCTTGAGTTAGTTCACTAGGAGAGCAGGTAGTATCTAGAGCCTCACCAGAGGCAGTCTTGAGTAGAACTAGGTCGTGGGTGTTACCTACTAGAGAGTCTAGAGCAGTAATCTGACCAGCATCAGTAGTTAGCTGGGTCCAGATCTGCATCCAGTCACCATACTGGCGATCAATGCGCTGACCACCAATTTCAAGCTCTACCTGGTTGATCAGACGGTGACCAATGTAGCTTACCCAGCGGAAAGAGTCGACAGCAAGAGATGCATTTCTGGCAAGATCAATTTGGGGAAGTACTACCTGTACATACGTGCGGAACATTAAGTCAGCATTACGATTGATTACGGCAGTTACACGCTTGTTGAAGTCTGCCTGTCCGTTAAAGGTCACTTCAATGGATTCCATGGCAAAGTTGGTATGGCGCTTGTAAAGAATCTTCCAGAAAGTAATCTGGGGATTACCGGAAATATAGATATCCTGAGCACCATACGCTACTAACTGTAGAAGACCACCTGCCATTGTTTATGTCTTACGGCGAGAAAAAAATATACACAAGAATTAATGTTCTGGTACTACCCGACGACGAACCTTCTCGTGAATACTTTTTTGCGTTCTCTGGTTGTATTCGGAACTCTTGTCTTAAGTGGAGTTTCTTACTATAATGCGTATTGGGCTACCATTGTACATGATATTTTTTCCTTATCTTTAATGCCCCGTTGATCCAAAACCTCCAGATCCACGAGAATCAGGAGCGGGTGGAAGCTCATCAACTAGCTTGACACTTTCCCATGGCATCCAAGATTGCCGACACAATTGAAAATAACGAGTTCCATCTCCAATAAAAATATGATCAGACGGCTCAATAACATCAACCTTTGCTTTCAGGGTTCCACGGTATCCCATATCAATCAATCCAATAGAATTAGAAAGTCTGAACGGCGAATTAGAAATAGATGAGCGAGGAACTAGGAGTAGCGGTTGTGCGTTTCCTAGATCTGTTGCTGCCACTGTGATATCAAAATCAAAAGTTATCTGTTTAGACCATGGTCTAGATTGATTAACCATAGGAATATCAAATCCTGAATCAGTTGGTCTCCGAGAATTGATCAGATTCTGAATGTGTACACGCATTTCGGGATTATCAGTTTTAATGTGTAGCATTTATGTTATATATCTTGATCTGTTAAAATCTGTATGCTACCAGAAAACAGAGTACTGCAGAAGTTTGAATTACTAAAAGTTTCAGAGATTCGTACAGAGATAAACGTCCTAAAGAAAAGTTTAAAAGAACGAACAGCGGATTAAAATGTACAATAGATTGATGTGCGATGAGCATAGCAGAGGTATACGCTAATCCAATAAAGTAAGGATTATTATGTGTCAACATTGCGGTAGCGCAAATAAGTAAAACACCCATAAATTCTAAAAGTTCAGGGATCATTTGTTTAAAAGGTTCTTATTATTTTAGGTGTTCAAACCTTTCAATTAAAAATTCATGTTTTGGAGGTAGATTAGTATTCTTATCTATTGGAATAACTTCAAACTTTTTATCATCAAATAAATTTATGCCCTGTTTCATTCGTTCTTTTATCAGGGCTTCATTGGTATATTTTTCAGAATTGTACTCTTGATGCGAAAAGTTCTTGATTTTATTAGAAATAAACTGTTCATTACCAAAATAGGATAGATGCCATCCTCCATGATTAAAAGCTACATTAAAAAATGACATTCTACATAATTCAAGATCCGGATATTGTTTATAAAAAGAATAAGGAAAGACCTTTGCTTTACACCAATTTCTGTTGACAAGTGTAGTTAATCCATAATAGTAAAAATCTTGTATTAAGCAGTACAATGTATCCAACCCAGTATGTCTTATACGTTCTAGAATAAGAGGATTGGGAATTTCATCTACATCGGAAAGCAAGATAATATCTGAATCTTCTAACGAAGGAAACCCGCGAGAAATTGCTCGTCTTTGATGTTTTTCAAGATCCCATGCATTTTGAGATTCGGGCATGTCATCTACAATAATATGAATAATCTTATCATGATATTTTGAAAACCGTTCTTTATTTTTTTCATACCAGAGATCTTTCGGTTTTCCAGAAAAAGTTCGTGTTGATTCGCATAGAATAAACCAGTCAACGTATGGATACAATACTTCTAACCGATAGTTTAACATATCAAGTTCATTGTAAAAAACAAATCCGTCTACAATCATTTATTTAGTATTTCCGGTTATACTGTAAATTTAAAGTTCTGGAATTGAAAAAATATAGGTCAAATAAAACCAGGGATCTCCGTATTGTCTGGTTGGGGTTATTATCACGGCATTAGTATCATTTAACACTCTTTGAAAAATAACTTGATCTTTTCCGTGTATATCTTTCTCCAATTCATCCAAATAGTTTTGTGAAAAAGTAGTCCATGCTTCTCGATCACCGGCTAACACACCTCCACCAATCATTTTGATGCCGCGAACTAATGCCGAAACATTCAAGCATGTAATTTTTCCTGGAGAAATATAGTTTGCAGTATAAACAAAACTACCTGGGCGTTTATTTCTGAAACAGCCAGCATCACACCATACATAGATATCGGTCTTAACAAGTTTTATAGCTTCACGTACAAATTCTTGTTTTGCTGCCCAGATCGCATATAATTCTGGAGAGTGAAGGTTTTTTTCGGGATCATTGTGGTACCACGTTTCCCATCTAGATTTCCACGGTTCAGACATCATAACAAATGAATCAAATTCTCGTTGAACAAATTGAACATTATTTTTTGCTTGTGTTCTTAAGTATTCATAAGTTTTAGAGGAACAGAAGAAAATAACGGGGCATGTTACACATTCAAAAAAAATGTCTATCATAACATGATACTCTTCTACCGAATGCTTATTTGTTTTGACTGGATAATAAGCTGTTACAAGTAACATTTGTGAGTATTAGTATTTTTAATATCTATTAGATAAATCACAATATTTATTTAATAAGTTTGATATGTAGTGCTACTTCTTTATCATTAATATGAACCCATTCCCATGATGCGACTTTTATATTTGTTTTCAAGTAATTGTTTATTTCAGATATAGAATATCTATTATGATACAATTTTACAGCTGAATCGAAGTTTTTTTCTTCAGTTTGTCCCGGTTTTATAAAAAAGATATGGCATGCTTCATAGATCGAAACTCTTATTAATTCGCTAAGAGCTAGATTGAATGATTCTTGATGTTCAAAAATATGTCTGGCAAATCCAAAATCATATGTTGAATCAGGTATTACCGCCATATTTCTAACGTCAGAATTAATAATATTAATATTATCTTTCGATCCAAGATCGATAAAATATGTACAACTATCCACCCCAGTATAAACCATTTTTAATTCATCTTTAATACATTTGTTTAATGTTGCAGTTCCACACCCAACATCTAAAAAGGTGTAATATCCTTTTCCTTGTAAAAATGCTTTAATGTATTGCTTCGACTGTGCAGTTTCATCTCCAACCCACTGTCTGAACTCATTAATTTTACTATGTATATTGTCATTCCACCATGTCTGTTGAAACATTTTATATGGTATATGTATTAGTTTACTTAAATACTATACAAGACATATCATTCTAAAAAACAAATCTGTCCGTGTAATCCATAACAATTTTTTTAACATCTGAAAATGATGGAGGAGAATACATCATTTGTACAATAAACCAGTTATCCGTTGCCTGAAGATGATTCCACCATGTATCTATGGCAAATGTTATTTTATGATAACGTTTACGAATAGGAAACGGTCTTGGATCTAAATTTTTAATATGAAAGGCTAACCCTTCTTTATAATTGGCTAATAACGTCTGATAATAAGATTGATTTACTAGATAAGCACCAGTTCCGTAACATTTAGTCAATTTTAAAGAATTTTTATCATACAGAGGCAACATTCCTCCTAGAACAATTACATCATATGAAGTCATTTTTTCATATAGGAGATCCCATTTCTCTTCTTTAAATACCATATCATCTTCCAAGATCAGTACATTTTTCCATCCAGATTGGATAGCCAATTCTATAATTGCGATGTGAGATTTTGTACACCCTATACCACCTTTACGATCTCGGATAGCAGAAAATCTCTGAACATTCTGACAAGGAATTTTAGGCAGTTCCTTCTCAATTTGTTGACGTCGATCGGTTCGATGATCTAGATTTATATATACAACTTGATCAATCATTATTTTTTAGGAGTATATTTTAAAGAAAAGGTTTGTCTACGAAAATCAGGAATGTGTCGAAGCGCGGCAGGCTTGTCTGTAATGGGTTGGACTACTTGATTTAAAAAATGTATCGTATCTCCGATTTTTGGCTGCCATTTGTTTCTAAAATAATCCCAGTTTTTTTTCAACAGTGGACGTAGTTCCTTATCTTTTCCACTTCCACCCCAGTCATGCTCTAACAGACCTATTTGAGGAATTCTCCAGTTTACTTTACCTAATTCTAAAACTTGTAAGGAAAAATCACCATCTTCAGCCCAGAATTTTCCATAAAATGGGTCTAATCTAACTCCAAAAAATTTAAGATCTCTTCTAAATACTTGGCAACAGCCGGCAATACTGTCTACTTTATATGATAATAAATCTGTTGAATCTGTATCTTTATGTGTTCCCCAAACTAGATTTTCATCTAAAAATGTCCCAGAAATACCAATAATACCAATTTTTTCCGAGTACAACAAATTAATACATTTTTCGAAAAATTCTTCAGAAATAAGCTTTGCGTCGGAGTCTACACTGGCAATAATATCTCCTTTTGCTTGATCAAATAAAATAGTTCTTCCACCACAAACACCTAAATTTTCTTTGCAATATAGTACTCTTATTTTTGAATGTAATGATTCAAAATACTTTAAATAATGAACTAGTGCCTCATCACTATTATTATCTAAAATTAAAAATTCTTTAATATAATCATTGTCTAAGCATTTTAAATAACTGTATAAACAATCAATAGTCAGTCCTACTCGGTTGTACGTCAACATAACAATGCTTATTGTGTTTTTTAAGAATTTTCTAGCAATAATATTGTACACGGTATTTTCTGTTAAAATCTTTTCAGATGTAAGTGTTTTTAGATAATTATGATTAAAAGTATCCCATAAATGAATAGAATAACTATTTTTAATTAGGCCTGTATATTCAGATAAATTTATTTCTTCATTAAAAAGAATATCTGATATAGACCCCCACAATGGATAAAAAAGTTTTCTTGAATCTAAGATAGTAATTAAAATGGGATGAGTTTTTGATAACTTTAACGGCAATCTAACGCTATGTTCATCCCAATGTTCATCTCTCCCCAATGATCGAAATGTTTTATATTCGTCCATCCATGTTAATCCAAAAGCAGAATTTGGCTTAGCCAACATAGTAGCATTACACAGTCCCCAATTATCACCTTGAATTCCCATAACAAAATCATTATTTAATAAATCTGTAAATGGTTTCAGACATATAGTATCTATATCTAAGTAAATTCCACCAAATTCATTTAATTTTTGTAAACGAACAATATCAGCTGCGTGAGCATAATGCTTAATAGGGTTTCCAAACACTTCTGTTGGGATTTGTGTTTTTACTAATGTAAGTCTTGGCTTTATTTTATCCCACCATTGTCCAAATGGTTCGTACCAGTAATAAAAATAAATTTTTTCGGGTTTATTAACTTGATAAGCTGATTCAATAGCTATATATTTATATAAATCAAATTCTTCAGTTTGTTCCTTGAACCCATAAACAAAATGAAAAATATTAGGAATCATTATTATAGTAGTTAAAAGGTTTTATCTTTCTATTAAAACCGCTAGATCATGATAGCCCTTATTTGCTAAACTTAATCCTATTATTTTAGGGCTATGATTTACAAGAAATTCATTTACAGCATCAAAAACACCATATTTGAAACCTTCTACAACACTATAATTTGTATAATCGTTAAATTGTATTACCGCTCGTTTCTTTATTTTTTTTAGTGATTTTTCTATATCCAATTTAACATGTTCATACGCATGACCCGCATCTATATAAATAAAATCGACTGTATTATTTTCTAGTGATTCAAGGCCGTCCCACGACAGCGAATGAATTATGTTTACATTCAAACTATTTTTAAATTTATTTTTTATGTAAGATAGATGCTGATCCTTTTTAAACAAGTAATTCCAAGTATCATCTGAATTGTAAATATCAATTAAGTGTAGCATTTTAGGGTTGAATGCTTTTAAAAGTTTTTCGGAGAATACACCTTGAAAAACACCAACTTCTGCTATTATAGCATTTTCTATATTTAATATAGAAACACACTCTTCTAGTAATTTTTCTCTAGATCCAAAAAGTTTAGATCCAGAGAAGCATTTAGGATTTATTAGAGAGATATCCATTATATATTAAGGTATTAATAAATTATCTGCGCCACCATTAAATTTTTCTATACAAGTTTTATAGCCGAGTACATTTATACAATAAGATTTCAAATCAAAGACACTCTCATTCTTAAATTGAGGATAATTATCTTTAACACTGTCATATAAATATCTACAATTGTTAAAGTTATCTTCATAGAAAATCACCGGTTTATCACGTGAAATAGTCTTTAATGCAGATGAAAATAAAAAATTCTCCGATCCTTGTGCGTCACAATGAATAAACCCAATATTATCAATATTCATATCATCAATTGTAATAAGGTCAATGACTTCTCCCTTTATACCTAGAGTTATTCCTCCAAAATTACATTGTAGTTCTTTTTCTGTTGTATAACGTTTTTCAACAATCCCACCTCCTCCATCTAAATCTATATTATTCATATTACCTTTTCCTGTATAACAAAATACGCCCTTATTAAATGGAATAATTTTGTCCGATAATCGATTTTTTTCTATATTATGTACAAGTAAATTATATAGATTTTTCTGAGGTTCAAATACATAACACTTTCCACTAGTTAAAAATGAACTATATACAATTGTAGATGTTCCGCAATGTCCTCCAATTTCAAGAATGTTTTTTTGTGGGTTTATATACTTTTTTAGTTGTAAAAGAGTATCTTCATCCCAGTAGAGACCTTCTTTAAATTTCTTTGTGATATATGTCTCATTAGAATAACAAGTAATATCACCATATTTTGTCTTGAAAGTCTGCATTTGTATATATTCACATTTATTACTCAAACACCAAACGAGGAACGATGTGCATAGCTTCCAATTCTTGCGTCCATAATTTCATTGCGTAAGGAATTGTCTTTTGTTCGAATTCAGTGCGTACACCACACGTTCCGCATTCGTACAATGAAGCTTCTCGATTGACTACAGCCATCACTCCACAATTTTTACAAAATCCGGTACTAAAAGGATCCGAAACATCCATTAGGCGTTCCTTAGTAAACATGGCAGTACCATGTGACAACATACAATCGCGTTCCATTTCTCCTACACGCAGACCACCATCACGTGCCCTACCTTCACAAGGTTGACGAGTCAAAGAAACGATAGGACCTTTGGCACGAGAATTTCCCGTCCATACCGGCTTTCCATTTCTTCGTACATAAAACACATTTCCAGGAACTTCTAGACAATATACTTTTCCATTAAACGGAACCATGGTTTCACTTTGCCCATTCTGTTGCTTATGATGTCCGTGATTCATCATTGGATTGTTTTTATGTTGAATGATTGCCATCAACCATAGATTCTGTGTAGTAAACCCAGAATGATTGCCAATGGTATAAGGTGTTCCTGCTGGAGTATGAAGACGCTTATTTGCTGACCACCCAGCATGCAGACAAAGGCGTTGAATATCATTAGCTAGACGATCGGATGAAGTTGAGTATAACATTGTATTTCCATTGCTTCCAGTATGACCATCACTTAACATTAATCCTTCAATTAGAGTTCTACATTGTAACTGATTGAGTTCCCAGACCCAGTCCGGAAGATACTTATTTGTTGCTCCAACACTAAAAGGTCTCATGTAATTTCTCAATTGTCTATTGGAAATATCAAGTTTACAAGAATCTGGGTAAAAGTTGTAAGCAAAATTTAGTTTTGGAAGACATACATCGAGTGTTTGTTTTAGCCTATCTTTATTTGCTGCAAAGGACACTTTTGTAGTAGTACACCAACCGTCACCAATCCACATTCCAAAGAATTTCAACCACGATGTCATGTCTACAGAAACTGCAGGAAAATCTTCAAACGCAGGAAGAATAAACTGATAAGCTGTTGTATCCCATTCTCCATTTTTCTGGTATTTAACAGTTTTTCCAATAATATCTTGAGCTTCATGAAATCCATATGTCCATTCACGTTTACGTCCGTATGATTTAGCTACCCACATGCGATGATTAGGTGTAACTTTTAAGTCAACTTGTTGAGAATGAACTTCATACATTTCACCTTCATAATCGTATTCGAATGTTTGAATAGGGGTTGCATAGATAACTTTTCCTTCTTGAAGAGTTGCTACTTTATCTTCCAATGTAACTTCGTTAATTGGTTTCCATCCACTCGTGGTTAGAACATCGTGATCATCTGTCATACAATGTTTCTTGTCAGCAACCATATGTTTCAGTCTCTGATAGAATGTAGGTCCCATAAAGATTTCTGCTTGCATTAGCTCTCCAGTCTGACCATTGTACAACAATTCATTGCCGTACGAATGCATACCTAGTTTCAGCATATGTTCACGCAAATCTTCAATTTTCAGATGGGAATAAGGAGTTCCATCACCTAGATTCCCTGTCTCTGTACAAACCTTGCCAAACATTGTTTCCATTAATTGAGCAATTGTCATACGAGAAGGTACAGCGTGAGGATTCATGATGATGTCAGGTCTCAATCCTGAAGCTGTAAAAGGCATATCTTCTTCATTCAGAATGATTCCGCATGTACCTTTTTGTCCGTGTCGGGAACTAACTTTATCCCCAATTTCAGGAACACGTTCAGATACACAACGAACTTTGATGAATGGATATCCTTCAGAATTTTTGTCCTGCCAGACTCCATCTACACGAGCTGTTTCTGAACCTTTGTACACTGTTGACGAATCACGATACTTGTATCCATGTGGATCATGTTTCAAGTTCGTAACTTTTCCGATCAGAATATCATTTTCTTTAATGTAGGCATGTTGTTTTGGCATACCAGATTCTTGTACAGCTTCATATGAAGAACTTTTAAATCCTTTTGTAGTTTCACGTTGCGGTCTAGAAAATTTCTCTTCTTTTCCGGAAGCCAAGTTTCTATGTTCTTCATCTTTATAAATCGTGTAGTACAATGATCTGAACAGGCCTCTGTCCAAAGCACCTTTGTTCAAGATTACAGAATCTTCTTGGTTATACCCAGAATAGATACCGATAGCTACAATAGCATTATAACCAAACGGCATTTGTTCAGTTCCCAGGACACTCATCATCCGTGTCTCAACAAATGGACGCATCGGATTACACAAAATATAACCGTTCTTATCTAGTCGTTTTGCGTAGTTCTTAGCATACAATCCCATAGCTTGTTTGCCCATAGCTGATTGATATGTATTTCTTGGAGATTGATTGTGATCAGACATTGGGATTGTTGATGCCATATGACCCAAGATAAGCGTCGGATGAATTTCGCAATGAGTATGTTCAAAACCCAGTTCACGAGGAAACATTGCTACACGAATTGTATCAGATTCTGCCGCATCAACATATTCAATATTTGTTTGAATCCATGCATTCCAATCTTTCTTTTCAGGAGGAGGCATAATTTGTCCTTGCTGTACACGAAATAGAGGACGAACAATACGTCCACCATCAGTTTCAATAGCAAATTCAGAATCCAAAATATTCCATACAATATTTGAATGAGGATGTAGAACAAACGTTCTCTTTGCTTCTTTGAGATAGTCGTATAGACTTTTAGGATCTTTTGTGTATCCTAGGATCACACCGTTTAGTGAAACGGGAATACCTTCGTAAGGCTTTGAAGAAGTAATCCATTCTAGTCGTTCTCTGAGATGATCCATAATAACTAGAGAAGGTGTATGTTGAGATACTGAAGTCAACATAGATAAAGATTTCACAATGCCTACTGAATGACCTTCTGGAGTTTCTACAGGACATACAAATCCAAATGATGTTCCATGAAGTTTTCGCGGAGCCAGAAGTTTCCCTGATTTCTCAACCGGAGTTTGAATTCTGCGAAGATGACTTAGAGTTGCTAGATAGGAAATTCTGTTGAGAACTTGTGATACACCCATTTTTGTTGCCGTAG